ATGTCCATCCAACACCGTGTGCTCAGTGGCGCAACCCTCGCCGTCGTCTGCCTGGCGACCATGGCGGCCGACTGCAGGCCGACCGGCCTGCCCCACTTCGGGTGCGTCCAGCGCGTGCGCACCCCGCCCACCAGCTACATCCCGGAGGATGAGCCCCATCACGCATGGGTGCACACCATCGTCGAGGCGCGCTGCGACGTCCGCCCTCGCAGTCACCACATGCGGATCGCGCTGGACCGGAAGCTCACGCAGTCCGGCCGCTGGCGCGAGATGATCTCCGACGAGTTCCCGGGGATTCCCCCGAAGGAGGACACCCGTCTGTACGCGCTCACCTTCACGGTCTGTATCCCGGGATGGTGGCGGACTCGTATCGTGGTGACCGGACAGGACAGCAAGGGTCGCGAGTACCGTGCCGACCCGCCGGAGGTCAGGTCCTACGTGACCTGCGAATAGAAGATCGTCCCGGCGGCCAAGGTGCCATCGACGCCCAGAGCGGCGATGCCGCCGGGGATCTTCGAGGAGGTTCCGATGACAGCGATCACACCCCGCGATCCCGGCCCGTGGTTCGCCTACGCACCGCTTCCGGAGAACCGCTGGGAGCGTGCGCTCGTGGTCGCCCGCGCCCGCCTCGGCAACGTCTGGCGGCGGATCTTCCCTGAGCCGGACGTCCCCGAGATGCGCTGGCACCTGCACGCCGAGAACGGCGGCTGGGCGTTGCGACGGTGGCTCACGTACCCGCGCCCGGACCTGAGCACGCCGCCGGAGTTCTTCACCACAGCCGTCCCGGTCGGCGACAAGGAGGCAGCCTTCGGCTGGGCTCGCTCGGTTCTCCCCGACCACCCCAACCGGGTGATCTCGTGGAGGGTCGACGATCCCTCCGCCGAGGCGTAGACGGACCGAACGCTCCCACCGAATCCCGTTCAGGGGTGGTGGGAGCGTTTTCGTTTCCACTCCGGGTGCGCTTTTCTCCCCCGCAGGCGGAATGTTCTCCACTTGGGGGTGACCTGCGGGCTTGCCAGCGTTACCGTTCCAACTCACCGGGTCCAGTAGGTGAGTGGATCTCGGCAGGCGAGGGTGACCGCACGGTCGGGGCAGGAACGGCCTCCCAGCCAGCACCTCGACCGTGCGGTCACATTCACGCTCCCTACCCCGATCCCGGACGTCGGCTGACACGGCGAAGGCCCCGCACGTACCCTGATGATGAGAATCCAGGAGGTGCGGGGCCTTATGAGCGAGATTAGCACGGGCCACATGATCAGACTTCAGCGTGAGTGGCGCGGCATGAGCACCACCGCCCTGGCCACTCAGGTCGGGTGCAGCGTCCGGCACATCGAGTTGATCGAGCAGGGCAAGCGCACCCCGTCGCTGCCGATGCTCCGCGAGATCGCCAAGGTCCTGGGCGTGCGGTCCGCCGTGCTGCTGGGCGAGAGTCCCCGCGACTCCCACGAGCCGGGCCGCCCGCAGATCGGCGACGTCGAACGCGCCATGTTCACCTACAAGACCCTCACGCCCGACGCCGAACCGCCCGACGCCGACCAGCTCGCCGAGCGCATCGGCGCGGCCCGCGACGCCTGGTTCACCTCGCCCCACAAGTACTCCCTCCTCATGCGCAGCCTGCCGTCGCTGATCGGCGACGCCGAGCGGCTCGTCCTGGTGGCCGGCGGCTGGCCGGAACGGCGCCGGGCCGCGTGCCGGATCGCCGCCGACGCCTACATCCTGGCCCGGGGCGTGCTCAAGCATCTGGGACGGGTGGACCTGGCGCACCTGGCGGCCGACCGGGCGATGCGCTACGCCGAGGAGACCGAAGACCCTCTCATGATCGCCTGGGCGCATTGGAACCTGGGCCAGTCCATGCTGTCGGACGACATGCACGAGGTCGCCTACGACGTCGCCCGGCACGGGATGGAGCGGTTCGCGCCCGCGCTCGGCGACGGCGACGAGCGGCACCTGTCGGTGTACGGCGCGCTGCACCTGATGGCGTCGATCGCGCTGACCCGCTCCGGCGACGATCAGGCAGGCCGCGAGGTGCTGCGCGGGGAGGCGCTGACCCTGGCCCGGCGGGTCGAGGAGGGCGCCAACCACTTCGGGCTGGCCTTCGGAGCCACGAACGTCGCGATCCACATGGTCAGCGTCGAATGCGAGGCGCGGCAGCCCGAGGCGGCGATCCGGGTCGCCGACGAGATCGACCTGACCCGGACGCCGAGCATCGAGCGGCGCACCACTCACCTGAGCCAGGTCGCCCGCGCCTGCGAGGACCTGGGCGACGACGCCGCGAGCCTGGTGTACCTGATGCGCATCGAACGGGAGTGCCCGGAGGAGCTGGATCACAAGCGGCTGCTGCGGGAGATGGTGCGCTCCCTGGCCCGCCGGGCGCGGCCGTCGTGGGCACCCGAGGTGCGCTACCTCGCCGAGCGTCACCACATCCTCGTCTGAGCGAACCGCCAGTCCCCCGCCGCGAACACAGAGTTCGCGGCCGGGTGTTCGGTCCGACGCCGCTTGACCGGCGTACGATCCGGCCATGACAGCAGCTCCTGACAACGACGACGTCGTCATGGACCGGCTTGTCCGCGAGGCTCAGCGGGAGTTCCCCGGCTGGCGCTTCACCCGCACCTCGACGGGATGGTCGGCCAACCTCGGTCCCGCGTGCCACGCTGCCGCGAGCCTGGCTGAGCTGCGCGCCAACCTGCGCACCGCGTCGCCGGACACCCCCGCCTGGTCGCGGTGGAGATCGGACACCGGACGCTACTGGGCGACCCGCCACCGCCCGTTCAGCCGGGCCGCCGAGCGTGAGGGCGCCTGCCGGACGGTCGAGGCCGACACCGAGGCAGCCCTGCATCGGCTGATCCGCGAACAGGAGCAGCGCGCCATGCTGGCCGACCGCGAATCGGCGCGGCCATGAGCCGGCGCGGCAGCGGCAGACGTTCCCAGACGCCCGCTGTCGCGCCCGCGCACGGCACCGGGTCCGTGCGCCCGCGCGGCGGCACGGACGGGCATGCTCCTCCACCGTCCGTGCCGCTGCCGTCAATCCTGTGGGAGCCGTACCAGCCGAACGGGGGCGTGCTGCGGGTGCGGGAGAATTCGCCGTATTTCGAGTACGAGTTCTGCTGCGAGGGCGGCCAGTACTTCCTGCTCCGCTACGCGAACGGCCGCTACTTCGAGGCCGCGCGCGGCCGGTACGCCGATACCTACGAGCTATGGCGTGAACTCGCCTTCAAGCACAAATTCGTGGAACACGCCTATGCCTCGTGAGCTCCCGGCAGATCCAGCTCGACGCGGTCCGACGGCAGCACCTCCACGCGGCCGTCCCGCTCCACGACGAGGACCGGCACGCCCTCGTCCAGATCGTGCTCCTGCCGCTCCTCCGGCGTCGGCATGCGGGCCGACACGCGCGCCGGGCCTCGCACCTCCATGCGGGACCGCGTCGGCTGCGCACGCACCCAGGAGCCGCGCCGCCACACGGTGCGGATCAAGCCCTCGGTCCGCAGAACCTGGAGCGCGTCCCGGATCGTGTCCTTGCCGACGTCGTACTGGCTGGCCAGACGGTCCTCGCCCGGCAGCTGCTGGCCCGGGGCGAGCTCCCCGTGGCGGATGCGCTCGCGCAGGTCATCGGCGACCTGGCGGTAGGCCGGCACGTACGAGCGGCGGTCGATCGGCACGGGATCATGCCATCAGCCCTATAGGCCAGTCCCTCTATTGGCTAATAGGCCCATAGGACATACCCTGACACGGCGGATGATCTCTGCCCACGAGCAGGCGCGGCGGCAGACGCTTCCCAGGCGGGCCGCCGCGCCACGAAGAAGAGGCCCCGGCCCTCCCGTGGGGGAGGACCGGGGCCTTGTGCATACCCCTTGGCCTTGCGGCCAGCGCCTACGGCGCACTCAACCGGGGTGGTTGAAGCCCATGAGCGGCCAGCTATCCGTTGGGAAGAAGCCCCCTGGACCTCTTGCCACCAGCCGCTCTGCGGTCAGACTACAGGGCGATCATGCCGCCACGTCGTAGCTCGGCTGCTTCTTCGTCAGCCCGGCCGCCAGCAGGATCCGGCCAGCCGCCGGCCACCAGGATTCCACCCACCGGGCCAGCGCGTAGTACGCCCCCGTGATGACGATGGTGACCAGCTGCGTGACGGGCCCCTCGGGCAGGTCCAGGCCGACCTTGGCCGCCCAGCCCAGCAGCACGCCGACGATCACCGGCACGACGGTACGGATGATGGATGCGAGCATGACCCCTCCTCGGAGGTCGGATTCTTGGACCTGCCAGGCGGTATGCCTGGCCAGGCGGGAAAAGCTCAGGTGATCGGACGCTCCCACGCCGCCCGCCACGTCGCCGGACCGACGATCGAATCAGCGACCAGCGGCCAGCCGTGCGCCGTCGAGTCGAGCTGGAAGAGGCGGCACACCTCCGCCGACCGCGGGCCGTACACCCCGTCAGGGATTAGATCCCAGCCGCGGTCCCGCATCTGTGCCTGCCAGGCGTACACGTCGCCGCCGTACATCGTGGGCGGGTACCTCAGCAGGCGGCCGGGGAAGGCCGGCGCCCGTACGGCAGGCGCGCCGCCGCCCGGCCGCGGCGCTCCACGCTTCACCCAGCCGTACAGCGCCTCGCCCGGGCAGTCCGTCGAGTAGCCGTCGCGGTGCCCGAGGATCTCCGGACCGGCGTCGCCCCCCGCGCGCAGGTAGTCGATCGCGTCACGCAGGCCGTGCAGCAGCCCGTCCGGCGGCACCGTGAGACCGGAATTACCGACCAGCCCGAGCACGGCATAGTGGCCCGCGTTCAACCCGGGCCCGTTGGCGGCCGGGAGCCGGTGAAGGCCACGGCCCTCGAACACCTTCCGGTGGCTACAGGCGATCAGCGAGTAGCCGATGTCTATCCAGCCGTTCCCGTCCATGTGGTGCTTCTGGATCGACCGGACCAGCGCCACGCACAGGTCATGATCCTCAACGAGCGCCGGATCCACCCGGCCACCGGTGTAGTGCACCTTCACGCCGCGAGTGCGCGAGATCTCGTCGTAGCGGCCACGAGGCGCCCGGGCCCGCCACTCCTCCCGGGTGATCAGGTCGATGGCCATACCTGCCTCCTACGGCTTGAGCCCCAGCGCCAAGACCAGCGCGGCGGCGACCACGGTGACGACGAGCGAGAGGCCGGCGGCGATGAGCGCACCCTGGATCATGCGCCGGTCCGCGGCCCGGCTGTCCCGGTCGGCTTTCTCGTCCGCGGCGCGGGCGTCCCGTTCCGCCTTCAGTTGCGCATGGAGCTCGCGGATGTCCTCCTGCATGGCAGCCCGGTGGGCCTCATAAAGGTCTCGGGTGACCATGAGGCCGATGGCTGTGTTGAGCTCGGCGAAGCGTGATCTGGTGTCGTCCGCGAACCGCGCAAGGGTGCGGGCAACCTCGCCCAGCGTCGGCTCATCGGCGGGCATCGTCACAGCACTCCTTGGTGTCAGGATGGGGCTTTCGAGCGATCCAGGGTCAGGTTGAACCTGACCCGACTCCGACGTGCAGCATCGAGTCACACACATGTGGCCGCGATCGGACATGCACAGCCGGTAAACCAGAGGGATGGTTGAGGCGTCGTACAGTCCCAGCCACGATCAGGAGAGGTCCATGGGCCACCCACAGCAGCCACCGAGCGAACCCTACGGGCACTACCAGCCACAGCCGCAGGTTCCGGCCCCGTACGGCCAGCCGTACCTACCCGCCTCCGGCCCCCACTACGGGCCGGTGCAGACGGTCACCGTCAAGGAACGCGGCTTCAACCCGGTCACCTTCGGCGTTCACGCCTGCCTGTGGATCTTCCTGCACTCGTGGCTGACGTTCCTCACCATCGGCTTCTGGCTGCTGGTGGCCATCCCCGTGACGTTCATCGGCTGGCGGGTCACCCGCACGGTGCCGGTCCAGCAGATTCAGCAGCCGCCCTACCCTCCGCAGTACGGCCAGCCCGGATACTGAGCAACGCTCACCGGCTTACGTGATCGACACCCACCGGACTTCCATCCGGCTGCCGATACTCGAGACATGCTGCGTCCCAGCCGCAAACGTGGTAACAAACGCTCGCATATACTCGCCGACGCCCGCGAACCATGTGATCTGCCCGCCCATGCAGACATTCGAGCCCGGCTGCCGGTCCAGCACCAAACTCGTCGGCGACGTTACGCTACGGGTCATATCTAGCACCCGCTCGCTCGATAGTGAGATGTCCCAGAGGATGGTGACACTCACCTGATACCAACCCGCCGTTTGCGCCGTATACCTGCTGGGATTGGTGACGTTGCTGTGCCCGCCGTCACGGTCGATATCCTCGACATCCCACGTAACCTCGGTAGGCGAGGTCTGAGGGATCAACTGGTTCACCGATTTCCGCAGCGCCGCCAGCGGCGGAGCGAGGAGGAAGTTCAATCCGTCGCGCAGGTCGGCGTTCATCTTCGCCGCCGTCACCAGCTCACCGACCGTCCACGTGCGCGGCGACGGGATGGTGGCCATCTACACCGCCTCGCCTTGCATACCGCGGCAGGTGTCGCACAGCCGCTTGCCGTCGGCCAGCCGGCCCCGGCACGAGGTGCACGGCCAGAACTGGAGCATCGCCGGCAGCGACTCCAGGTTGGCCGTGAGCTTGTCCATCGACTTCGGCCACATCAGTGCCGCCGTGTGCCCCCAGCCGCCGCCTGCGCATTCCGTGCACCACATCGAGTCGGCCCCGGCCGGGAGATTGAACGCAGCCCCGCACCCCCATGGGCAGTCGGCGATCCAGCGACCCTCATCCACCCGCGCGTAAGCCCGCATGGTCGGGTTGTGGCCGGTCGGCCGCGGCACCAGCGGCTTACCGTAGGCGGCCCGGTTGGAATCGAGGAAGTCCCAGAAGTGCTCCCACCGCGTGATCGGTGCCGGTGAGGGGAGCGCCTGCGCGGCGAACCGCAGCGGAGCGCGCACGGTCATGCGTCACCATCCCAGGACGTTGAAGTCGAGCAGGCCGTAGGTGGGGTCGTCGAGGATGAACGCCACGGTCGTCGAGGCTGGCGACGGGTCGAAGGTGAATGTCCACGTTTCATCGGTGATGAAGTCCTGGACGCCCTCGATCCACAGGTCCAAGGTCCCGCTGGGAGCGTTGCTCGGCAGGTTGGTGACCTGGATTCGCTGCCCGATCTCTGACCCGAGCAGGGCTGGCCACAGGGCGGGCTGCGAACGGGCCTCGATGGAGATCTGACCGGCGCGCGGCGCCGGTTCCTTGTAGCGGAACAGCAGGTAGGCGGCGCGGTCGGTGATCTCGCCAGGCACGAGCACGGTGTCCATGCGGCGGCTGTAGCGGCCGTACTCGGTGATGCTCGCCGAGTCCGTCGCCGTGGCGCTGCTGCCGTTGTCGGCCAGCACGGTGGCGTCGTTGATGAGCAGCGCGTCGTCGACCACGAAGTGGAGGTCCGGGCCGCACTGGTCGGCGTTGACCGTCAGCACGACGGTGGAGGGCCGCTGCCGCTTGCTGCGGTCCTGGAAGACCGGCACGCCGTCGCGGCCGACGAAGAACAGGCCAGCCTCCGAGGTGGCGGTGGTACGCAGCAGCTGCTGGATGTTCTGTGTCGCCTCGTTGCCCGACAGCCCGAGCGTCGAGACGCCAGGGTCGACGGTCATGGTCGTCACCCCGGCCGCCGTCAGCAGTGCGGCCGCGCGGGCGCCCGACAGCTGGTTGTCCGTGAGCGGCGTGGAGCCGAGCAGCTGGCGGGAGAACAGCTTCTGCCGGTCCGTCGCCGTGATGCTTACCCGGCCGAGGACGCCGTTGTCCCACGAGTGCGGCCAGCGATCCACGTAGCCGACGAACCGCATGTACTCGATTCCGGGGCTCACCCAGGACGAAGGGGACGCGGCTTGCTCGAACTGCCACGCCGAGCTGAGGATCGCCGCCGAGGTGGCGGCCGACTGCGTCGTCAGGAAGACGCGGGCGAACACCGCATTGGCCGGCGCCGCCCCGACGAAGGTCACCGGCTGGAAGCTGGTCGTCAACGTGACCGTGCTGCCGAACACGTCGGAGATGAACGCGCCGTCCGCAGTGAACCAGCGGACCCGGATCGCCGCCGACACCGCGTTGGTCTCGCGGCGAGCCTGGCACGACACTGCATAGGTGGCGCCCGGCGTGACCTCCAGCGCCTCCTCGGTGGGCGTGGCCGTCGAGTTCACGCCGAGCCGCATGATGTCGCCGGACGCCCAGGAGGCGGACGACCAGCGGATGCTGCTGGTCTGCCCTGCGGGGGCGGTCGCCGAGGTGGCCAGCGTGCCGTTGTTGGTGGAGAACAGGGCCGCGTTGGTCGCCTCTGCCTGCCCCTTGAGCAGCCGGTTGATCGAGGACGGCCAGCGGGCCCGGATCCGGATCGGACGGTTGATGCGCACGTTCGGGTAGTACGGCGAGGCGGTGTTGCCTGCGGTGTAGCGGCCGTCGGTGTTGGTGAGTGTCAGCGACATGGTGCCCGGCTGCACCTCGTCCAGCTCGTGGCTGCGGCGGCGGGAGATGCGCACGCCCTGCCACCACTCCACGTCCGCTGAGACGTCCCGCCACAGCGGCCAGCCGGCGCCGTCCCGCACGAACGCGATCTCGGCGCGCACGTCCGGCATCGTCACGCCGAGGCTCCCATCGCGCCGAGGTTGAAGCCGCGTTTGTTGGCCTCGTTGACCGCCTCGATGACCATCCGGAAGATCTCATCCCGGCTGACCAGCGGCTGGCCCGGGAAGTGCAGGTTGATGGTCGCGCCGCCCTGCGGGGTGATCGGCACCATGCCGGCTCCGCCGCCGACCGTGAGGGTGGGTGTGAGCGACATGGACGCCGCCCCCATGAGCCCCTCGGCTGCGCGGGCCACCTTGTCTCGGGTGGCGGCCAGGCCTCGCGCCATGTCCTCGCCGATCGACAGGCCGGAGAACAGCGTCCAGCCTTTGCCGCTGAACGGGCCCTCCTTCGCCGGGCTGAACGGGAACAGGCTGCGGATCCTGTTCAGGATGTCGACGGCGGTGTTCCACAGGTCGTTGAACTTGCTCCACAGGCCGTCGATCAGGCCCTGGATGATCCGCGCGCCGGAGTCCCGCAGCAGGCCCCCCAGGTCGCCCAGGGCGCCGACGATGCGGCCCGGCAGCCCGGCAACCCAGCTGACGAGCTCGCCGAACTTCGCCACAGCCCAGTCCTTGGCCTGCCCCACCCAGCGGGCGAACATCTCCGGCAACTGGGAGATCCACCGGCCGATGCCGTTCACCAGGTCCGGGATGATCGAATGTCCGACCAGGCGGTCGTAGAGCCACTGGAATCCGCCGACGACCTTCTCCACGACGTCCGCTACGACCTGCATGAAGCGGGTCAGCACCGGCAGGAGATGAACGGCGATCGACGTCCCGATCTGGGCAAACAGCGTCAGGAACGGGGTCAGCTTCACGATCAGGTCGGCCAGGACGGGCACCAGCGGCAGCCACGCCTGCGTCATCTCGATGCCCGCCCGGATGAGCGGCGGCAACAAGGGCGCGAGCTGGCGCACCAGGTCCACCCACATCGGCAGCAGGTCGGCCGCCAACTGGCCCAAGACCGGCAGCAGCGGCGCCAGCGCTGGTAGCCACGACAACAGCGCCGAGGCGATCTCCGGCAGGAACGGCGAGATCGCCCTCATGGCCTCTAGCAGGGCGTTCCCGATGATCTGTGCCATCTCGCTGAGGTGGGGCAGGACTGGGGTGATCGCCTGGACTAGGGCGGCGAGGATCGTGACCAGGTTCTGGCCGACGATGCCGGCCAGCTCAGCGATGATCGGGATCAACGGCATGACCGCGGGCACGAGCCCCTGGACCAGCTGTGTGATCAGCTGGGCGATCTGCGGCAGCAGCGGCGCCAGCGCGGGCACCAAGCTGTTGATGATCGTGGCGGCGAGCTGCACCAGCAAGGGGATCACCGGGGCGAGGGCCTGCAGCGCCCGGCCGAAGCTGGCCACGAGCAGCTGGATAGACGGCAAGATCGCCTGCACGCCCGAGGCGAGCGAGGTCGCGATCAGCGCGGCCAGCTCCCCCAGGATCGGCAGGAGCGGCGCGAGCGCCGAGAAGATCCCGCCGATGGCCTGACCGATCGGCGCCAGGGCCGGCGCCAGCTTGGACAGGCCCACGACGAACGCCTGCACGAAGTCCTGGATGCCGGGAAGCGCGGCCGCGATCGCCTGCCCAATCCCGACGAACAGCGGCCTCAGCAGGCTGAGCGTCTGGCCGATCGCCTGCGCCACCGGTACTAGGGCAGGCACCAGCGTGCCGAGCAGCGTCGCAGCGAAGTCCACGACCAGCGGGATCAGCGGCGCCAGCTTCTGCAGCGCCTGGCCGACGATCTGCACCAGGAGACGCAGCGACGGCAGCGCCTGCTGCACCCCGGCGGCCAGCGACGTGGCGATCAGCGCCACCAGCTCGCCGACGATCGGCAGCAACGGCGCCACGGCGGCCATCACCGCGCCGATCGCCCGACCGAGAGGCGCCAGAGCCGGGGCGAGAGCTGCGAGGCCTTCCGCGAACCCTGCCAGCAGCGCCTGCACCCCAGGCAGCACAGCGGCGATGGCAGGCCCGAGCTCGGCGATCAGCGGCTGGACGGTAGCGAACGCCTCGCCGATCGCCCGTCCCAGCGGCAAGAGCGCCGGAGCGAGCGCCTCGACAGCGGCCTGGATGCCGCCGATCGCCGCCACGACGCCCGGAACCATCGCCGCCAGCGCGGGCGCCACCGCGCGGATCGCCGCCGTCAGCACCGGACCGACCGCGGTAGCCAGGTCGGCGACGCCGGGCGCGAGCTGCAGCACCGCATCACCGATGGCCCTGATGACCGGCAGGAACGCCGCCGCCACCTCGTGCAGCGCCTCGAAGACCGCGACCAGGATCTCCTGACCGCGAGCGGAGTCCAGGAAGGCGTGCAGGCTGTCGAGCAGCTCGCCGAGGATGCCCAGCGCGTTCCCACCTGCGGTCTCCAAGGCGGTGAAGACCGCGTTGAGGATGCCGCCGACGTCGGCGACGATCGCCCCAAGCTGCCGGAACACCTCGACGGCTTCCTGCATCCAATCCAAGGCGCGGCCGGACGCGGCCGCGGTGGACAGGAACGTGCCGAACTTGGCGGCCACATCGGCGATGCCGGGAGCAAGCCCGGACAAGAATCCAGCACCGACCACGCCCAGGTCGCGGAAGCCGGCCAGGAGCGGCTGCAACGCGGGCAGAAGGTCGGAGATGGTGCTGCGCAGCGAGGCGAAGACCGCCTCGATGGCGCGGACGGTGTCGGCCGCCCGGGCGAACTCCACCAGCTGCAGCGCCGCCTGGCCGAACTGCTCGGCGACGCCCACCATGCCGTCGTCGATTGCGTTGATCGCCGGGAGCAGGCTCCACATCTGGCCGATCAGCGGCTCGAAGACGGCGTCCTGGACCTCGTACTTGATCCCCTGGAAGGCGGGCGCCATCTGGAACAGCTCGAGGCCGACCGCCGCTGCCGCCTCGGACAGATCCGCCGTGCTGTTGACGAACCGCTCGTAGTCGCCGCTGATGGCGTCGGCGAAGCCTTCGGCGACACCCCGCAGCGCGAGCTTGAGAGTGCCCAGGGCGCCGGCGCCCAGCAGTACCGCGCCAGGAAGCGCCGCCAGCGCGCCCGCCGCCGGGGCGAGCGCTGCCACCAGACCGGCGACATTCGTGGCGGCCGTAGCCGCGGCACCGGCGAACGTCCCGAGCTTGACCGATGCCGCGAGCACGCTCGTGCCCATCGACGCGGCCGACGATGACAGCCTGCCCATGCGGTCGCCCAGGTCTGACAGGTGGCCGCCGATGCTGGCAGCGCGGCCACCCAGCGCAGAGAGGTGGCCACCGAGGTCGCCCAGGCGGCCGCCGAGCCCGGAGAGACCACCGCCGAGCCCGGACAGGGTGTTGCCGAGCCCGTCGAACTCGCCGCGGAGGCTGGAACTGGACTTGCCGACGTCGTCCAGGCGGCGACCGAGCCGCTCGGCTCGGTCGCCGACCTGGTCGAACGTCCTGGAGGCGTGATCCCGCGCGAAGATGTCGAACCCCATGGAGGTGGTCATCGGACACCCCCCTGGCGCGACTCAGGCCTTGGCCTGCCTATTCAGTTCATCGACAGCTGTGCACAGCAGCTCAAACTCCTGCTCGCTGAGCAACCGCGTCTCCCACGGGCGCACCCCGAAGTGGTACGCCAGCGGCGCGAGATATCTCAGGCGTTTGGCGGCGAGGTCTTCGCCTCGCCGCCGGAGGGAGGGCTCGGCTCGTCCAGCACCTCGACGTTGATCGACGCCAGGTCGATCGGATAGGCACCCGACTCGATATCGGCGAACGTCACGTCCTTGCCCATCCGGCGCAGCGCCAGCCACGCCAGCGCGGCGATGGCAACCAGGTCGCCCGCGGCGCACGCCTCGCCGAGCTCCTTGATCCGCCACCCGGTTGCCCTCTGCAGGGCGATGCCCTCGTGCAGCGGCAGGTGGGCGATGTCCAGCTCGACGCTCTCATCGCCGATGGTGATCTTCTGCATGCCTATCCTTCGATCTTGTCGGCGATGTCGTCCATCGCCTTGAGGATGTCGTTGCGCACCTTCGGGGCGTGCCGGCGGATGGTCACCTCGAACCAGGGCTGGCCGCGCTGGTGCACCCACTTCTTGCGGTTGCCGAACACGGGGTGCCGCCAGCCCTTCTCCGAGTCGAGATGCCTCGGCAATGTGCGCTGGTCCTGCGGCATCTTGGAGGCATCGACCTCGATTCGCACCCGCGCCGACCGGCTGCCCGTCTTGGTCACCAGGCGCAGGGACCGGGCGATCGTGTCCCGCAGGCCGGAGCCCCGCCGGGCACGGTCCTGGATCTTCGCTTCCTGTGCTTCGAGCTCATCGGAGCCGAGCTCGTCATCGCTGGCCCGGTCGAGAACCCTGTCGAACCGGTCCCGGAACGCCTTGGTCTCCCGCTGCTTGCGGCCACCGCCACGCGACCCGGTCACCGGGATGGTGCGCACCGCCCGACGCGTGTCCTGCAACGCCGGCCGCGCGGCCGTCCGGATCGCTTTCAGCAGCTCCTTACGCAGCCCCTTGCCCTGATCGCCCGCACCCTTGAGGCGCTTGGCCAGGTCGCCGAGCTGCTCGGAGCCGGTGATGCGAACGTCGACCACTTACAGCGCCGTGTCCGTCGACACGATCTTGATCTGGATCGGCGCGTTCACCTCGTCGTCGTAGGCCTCGAAGCTGGTGGTCATCTGCACCACATCCGGCCCCTCGACCGTGGGAGACGCTTCCTTCAGCTTGCAGGCCGGCATGATGAAGCTGAGGAAGAAGTTGTTGCCACCGCCAGAGGGGATCGCCGCACCCGTCAAGGCGAGCTCGATCGCCGTGGTGGTGTTGTTCTTCATCAAGTCATACAGCTCGGTGCGATTGAACTCCGCCGTCAGCGACCCGGTGATCGTCGGGGTGTCGTTCTCCAACTGCTCCCTTTTGACCCCGCTGTTGCCGATGCCGTACCGCTCGGTCGCCAGCGGGTTCTCGCCCTTGATCGAGATTTCCTTGATGATGGTCGTCACGGCGGTGCCGCCGGTGATGCTCATCTCACCCGACGCGGTCGACGCGGTGCCGCCCAGCTTGAGGACCGCTTGCTGGAAGTTCCAGACCTCGGCGCCAGCGACGAAGGACGCGGTCGCCAGCGCGGTCGCCGTCGACTCGTCCCATCCATCGACCTCCAGGCTGAGGGTGGCGATCTCACTGTCGGAGAGCTTGAACTCCCAGCCCTTGAACTTGCAGCCGGAGTACGTGTGCGCCCGCACCGTCCCCGACGGCTCCGGCCGGCCCACCTGGATCGTCAGGCTCTTGCCGACGAACCCGCCCGGCGTGTGGATCTGCTTGTAGGCCGACGTGGCGGCGATCTGCTGCGGCGCGCCGGTCGAGCCCAGCATGTGGGCGACGAGCAAGCCCATGCCCTTGGTCGCCCACTCCAGCTCCAGCGAGCCCTCGACCGTCTTGCGGGACTGCACCAGGCGGGAGGCTCGCTTGTACTTACGGCCCACCCGGAGGCCCGTCGGTTCGACGAAGGTCGGCTTCCACGCGAGCTTTTCGTTGTTGAACTCGACGAACTTGGTGACCGTCACCGCGGTCCCCACGGTGGACTCCGCGGCGAAGCCCAGCTGTGCGTCAAGGCCGGTACCGGTCGGCATGATCAGTCACCCTTCTTCTTGGGCTCGTCCAGCAGCAGCCACGTGGCCTTCGGCCAGGCCCGCGCCTCATCCCCCGAGCCGACGACGTACGCGTCCTCCAGCTCCTCGGTCACCTCACCGTCGACCGTGGCGACCTCGTCCGCCTTCACCAGCGGCCCGTCGACCCGGCCGACACGGCGATCTTCGCCGCTGACGTTCTTGAACCTGGCCACCAGGCCCCTCCCTCTCACACGCGCGTCTTGACCGCGACCACGAACGGAATCCGGCACTCGATCCCCGACTGCCGCTGCGACTGGAACAGCTGACCTGACGCCATCTCCGCCAGCGTCGGCGGCGGCAACCCCAGCGACGGATCCGCGCGCAGCACCTCGCCCACCTCGCCGAGCAGCTCATACACGCGCTGCCGTACCGGCTGGACCTTCGTGCTGCCGCGCCACACGACCACCGCGCATGTGATCTGCACGGTCTCGTCGCGCTTCCTCTGGCCGATCCCCGCCCACTCCTGGGTGGACTCGGCAGCCTGCCCGTCACCCTCCGGGTTGCCGTCGTAGCCGATGAACACCGCCTCATTCAGCGGATCGTTCGTCACCGGCGGCCCGTCGACGACCTTCCCGGCCAGTCCCGGGTCGGCGCTGAGCAGCGTCACCAGGGCGTTGATGATGGCCGGGACGCGCGTCTCGGTCATGCGATCCCCGGTGGCTGATCGCCGAGCAGCTCCACGGCACGGCGGGGGATCGTGAACCCGAACCGCGGGTCGTACACCTCGTCGCTGCCGCCGACGCGGACCCCGCCCATGGTGCCGCGCTGGGTTTCCCACATGTGCTGCAACAGGATCTTCGCCGCCTGCGAGACGTGCGGTGGGATCTCCAACCGGCCCGGCACATACGTCACACGGAACGGTCCGCACATGAAGCCGCCGTCTTTGCGCTGAACGATCCCGGTCGGCCCATCCAGGTCGAGATCAGCCACGGCCTGGTCCACGCCGCCCGATTCGATCGCCACCACCGAGGTCAGCGACAGCACGGGGGCGTGATTGAGTGCCAGTGCATACCCGCCCGCATGCTTCTCGACCACCGTGCGGCGCACCAGCGCCCCGACGTAGCGCTCACAGATCTCCGTCACGCTGCGCAGGTAGTCCTGGATCTCCTCGTCGTCTTCGGTGTCCGACAGGTCGATGTTCAGCTGTTTCTTCGCCGCGACGAGGCTAATGACTCCCGCCTCCGCCCACTGGGCGGCGACATCGAAGGACTCCTCGTCCGCACCGACCGGCCCTGTCGTGGTCCACCGGGCGATGTGCCGCCCAGCCTGCGCCGAGGTGTAGTCGTAGTGGTAGAGCCCGATGCCATCGTTGACTGGCGTAAACGGCCCGTCCGTCGTGCCGTCTGGGCGAAGAATCGTCAACGAGATCGTCGTCGCGTTGGTGAGCGTGCCGTTGACGCGCACTTCGGTCGACAACCGCGCCGCGGCGCCAAAGGCGAACGTCATCCCGACCTCCCTCCCAGTTCGATCAGCGGATGGGACGAGGCCGACAACGTCGACAGCAGCTCCGACCGGCCCGCCACCTGCATCGCTGACGCGGCCGACAGCGACAAGCGGACAGCAGACCCCGCGGACGGCGACAGCCGCGCCGGAGCGTTGGCGGCCGTCGGCATCGTGTAGGCGGCCAGCAGCAGATGCGCCTGCCCGCTCACAGCTGCGGTACGGCGGCCAGTGCCGGCGGCTGCCAGCGCCAGAACCCCGCGGCCGGCAACCGAGGCGCGGCGCCTGCCCGTCGCCTGCCCAACGACGGCCAGCGGCGCGCTGGCGACGGCGTGCCGTACCGGACGGCCAGCCGCCGCCGGATACAGCAGGACGACGCCCGCGCCGGAGGCGGCCGTGCGGCGCACTGCGGCGGCGGTGGCCGCACAGCACAACGCCGCGGTGGCGATGACCGCCCGCACGTAGGTCTGCGTCTGCCAGCCGACCAGCACGACAGGGGCGAACCCCGCGGCCGACGTCGTCTTGCGGGCGCTGCTCGCCGCGGCGAGCACCAGCTGCCCGGCCACGACCGCCGGCGCCGTCTTGGCCACGCTGGCATGTCCGGCCAGGGCGAGGTGAGCCTGTCCGGCCGCCGCTGCCGCCCGCCTGCCGGAGGCGAAGGAGACCAGCGTCTGGCATGCACGGCCAGTCGCGGGGGCGGTCTTGCGCCCGGCTGCGGTGGCCGCCGCCGCCAGCGCGGCGCGACCTGACCCCGCACCAGCCTTACGTCCGCCAGCGGTCGCGGCGGCGGCCAGAACGCCCCGTACGGCAGGTGTGGCCGCCTTCCGGACGGTCACCGTGCCGACCGCGGCGACCGGCGCTGTGACGGCCCCGACAGCTCGCCGTACGGCCACCGCAGTCGCCGACAGCCCCATCGGCGCCGAGCTAGTCGCCAGGCCGCGTTTGGCCGCCGTAGCGAGCCCAGCCGCTGCCACGGCGGCCGCCGACGTCGCGTGTGCCGCCTTCCGCGGGGTGGACGTGGCGGTCAGCGCCGCATGCCCACGCGCGGTCGCTGCCCCCTGCTTCCGTGTCGAGGCGACGCCAGCCAGCGCCAGCTGCGCGTGGCACGAGACTGCCACCCGCTTGCCGACCGTCGCCTGGCCCGCCAGCGCGGCATAGGCGCGACCTGTGGCGGCGACGCCGGGTCCGGTGGTGCTGGAGCGCGGCAGCAGCAGGATCGGCACCGCGCCCCCTCGGCTAGTTGATCAGGACGCCGACGTATGGGCAGTTGTCCGACAGTGCCGCCCCGGCCGGGAAGGTAGCGGGTAGTACGCCGGTGCCTTGGCCGGTGAGTTTCCACCCGGACGGGGTGATGGACCCGGCGCCGCCCGTGGACAGGTTCGGCAGCAGCAGCGACGGGCCCTTCAACGTGCGGAACGTGTGCGAGGTGCCCACGGCGGTGAACTTGATCACCAGCCAGTAGACGCCAGGATCCAGCGGCTGGTTGAGGCTGCCGGTGCCGGACGCGGGCGACATCTTCACCCCGGCGCCGGTGGTGATGGTGAACGCCCCCGAGGCGGTGGGCTCAGTCACGAGACACATCGGGTATCCGCTGGCGCCGATGTCGTCGTAGATGCCCCACCGGATGCTCGTGCCCGTCACGCTCGCGATCGCCTCCACCGCGAACCGGATCCAGCGCTCGCGTGAGCCGGTCACCTGGATCGGCAGGGCGAACATGTCGCCCGCCACCGCCGTGTAGGTGGCGCCGATGCCTGCACTGTCGGCGGTGTACCAATGCCCGGACAGGCGAGGCCGGAGCAGCTGCCCGGAGCGGGGGGCAGACACGTTGAGGTGCGCTGCGTTCCCCAGGCTGGTGGTCGGGGTGAGCCGCTTCGTGGCGGCCAGCAACGCATCGGCGATGCGCGCGGCGCCGAACTCGTTCGGATGTACGCCGTCGGTGAAGATCAGGGAGGCGTCCTTGTTGAGCGCCGCGTCCAAGTCCGCGATCTGCACCATGCCGTCGAACTCGGCGACAACGTCCGCGATCGCCTGGTTCCAGGTGGCCACGTCTGCATCCGTGACCGTATTCGGGTAGGAGGCATACCCGGCCGCCGTCAGCCGCGCGATGTTGCACACGATCACCGGAGGTGGATTCGTCGCCTCGATCCACCAGCAATCGAACTCGGCCGCGCCCGACGCGTCGATGCTGGTCGCGGTCATGACGATGGTCTGGCCCGCATTCGCCGCGGTCAGGTTCGTGATCCGCCGCACAACCGGGCAATGCGACCCGGACGGCATGATGTTCGACGTCGACAACGTACCGGTGACGCCAGCGGTGCCACTGAAAGTGATCGTTGCGCCGAACGCTCCCGCGGCGCCCACCCAGCAGACCACGACCGGCTCGCCGCCGTAATCACTAGGCAGCGTGATCGTGATCGTCGCGTTCGTCGTCGAGGTCGCGCGGTGGATGGACGTGCCGGACGAGAACTCCGATGTGCCGCCGGACTCGGTGAACCCGGCACCGTAGCTGATCTGGCCCGGCGACGTGCCCAGGTTGTAGTTGTTCTCCCGGATGCTGCTGGCCCGCCAGCGGGAGATGCAGGTCCGCAGCGCATGCTGGAAGGCGGTCCGCAGCTGCGTCGTGACGCCCTTGTTGCCCATGTCGTTGATGCCGTAGCACAGCACCGCCGCGCCGCCGTCAGCGGCGTAGGGCGCGGTCCGCTGGCTCCTGGTGACCTCCTGCAGCACGCGGGCGTAACCGCCGTGCTGACGCCCTTCCTGTGTGAGCATTGCCCCTGTTGAGGCGTAGTTCCTCCAGTTGTTGTGCTCGATGTCCATCGAGCCACGGAAGATCGCGTCAGCCCTCCCGGTTTGCCACAGGGTCCCGACTGTGAAGATGAGGTAGCTGTGGCCGAACACGTTCCAGTAGTCCGGCACCTGCCGCAGGGGACCCGGTGAAACACCCATGGTCAGCTCGCCGTCGCCAGAGTCGAGACGATCGTGCCCCCGCCGGACGCCCCCAGCATGCTGATGGCCAGCGTGGTCATCTCGGCGGGCACCTCATACCGATCGCCAGGGTCCAGATACCAGTGGTGGCTGCTCGCGGTCGGCGCCGTCGAGTCGAACCGCAGGTACACGCGAGCCGATGCGAGACTCACCATAGCCACCGCCACCCGCCCCGCATCAGCAGGGATCTGGCCCGTCGAGGCGGTCGTCGACACCGTCCACGTGTTCGTGGTCACCGCGGTGGCGCGAGCCTCCCGCACGATCTGCTGATGGTCGCCACCGGCCACGGCGTACGTGTCGATGTTCGCCCCGCTGCCCGGCGTGATCGGGACGGCGCTATCAGCCACGACACCTCCCGGGAGCGTCCAGATGATGCGTCGGCGCGAGCGTCGCGGCGGCAGAGGGCCAGGCCCGAACAGCGGCATCGATCACAGCTCTCGCACCCAGATCGTCCCGGAGAACACCGCGTCGTCCGCCAGCGCCGTCAGCAGGCGCACGCAGATCGTGCCGTCGGGTTGCGCGGCCTTCGGCCGCATCACCTCCGGGTAGACCTCCTCGAGCCCGCCGCGGATGTTGAAGGTGTCCGCCACCAAGGTGACCGGCGTCCCAGCCGAGGCTGGAGTGGAGGAGACGACCTTCGCGATGAACGAGGCGGCCCCGTCGGAGGGGTCCAGCGGACGGGGCGTGGTGGCCGTGCCGTTGCCGGTCGCGGCATGGCCGCGCACGACCGCCCGTGTAGGCACAGATGCTGCCGACCAGCTCGGTCCCGGCGCTCACCGTCCAGATGTACGAGGACGGCGGAGAATCACCAACCACGTGCATCCAGCAGTTGACACGGACACCGGTCGCACCCGATCCCGGGTCATGATCGCCGCGCACCAGCGACCAGCCGGAGGGCTCCGTCTGCGTGATGTCGCCGCCGACCGCCGTCACGTTCGTGATCACGGCGAACAGCACATCGTTGACGGCCACCCCAGGCGGGGCCGGCACCTCCAGCGAAGTGTTGGCGCCGAACCCGGATGTCGCCCCACTGGCGGACCGAAACCCAATCGCCACGGCAGGCTAAATGCCGGTCGCGTCCAGCACGATCGCACCAGCGGCGACCGTGAGCTGCCCCTGCGACGCATACACCTCGGGCACGATCTTCTGGAAGAAGCCCTCACCGCCGCCCAACGCGGTGATGTCCACAGGCGCACCGCCGGAGGTGGTGGACACCTTGAAACTGTTGGCCGTGGAGTTCACCACGTAGTAGAGGGCACCCTCCGTCAACCCGGTCGGCAGCGACTCGGCGAACGTGTTGAACAACTGGACCCGGTCGCCGTCGGCGAGGCCGTGCGCCACCGACAGCAGCGCATCGTTCGCCAGCGTCGTGTCGACCGAGAAGAACCCCTTCACCGTGCCGTTGATCGGCGCGTACCCCAGATAGTTGTTGCTGTTGCCGGTCGCAGCGTTCCAGAAGGTGAGGAACCCGACAGTGGAGCCGGCGGGGATGTCGAACGTCAACGCCCCCGTGTTGGACACCTGACCCGGCCCGGGCGTACCCGGCGTACCCCAGGCGACCGCCTGCCGGGCGTAGGCGGGGCTGCCACCAGATACCTCGCCGGCGCTGGCGTTGGCACCCGTGCCGGGATCGGTCAGCGTATGCACGCCGATGTGCGTGATCGCGCCCGCGATCCCGCCGCCCGTACCCGACTTCAGGGCGTTGTTCTGGCTGGTCAGATTGAAGGGCATGCCACCTCCCAGGCACAGCGAGGAGGCCACCCCAAGACGGGGCGGCCTCCTGCGACGACTTAGTCAGACTTGCGTGCGCGTGACGCGCGGGACTTGGTGGCCGTCGTCTCCTGCGCCGGCTCGCTAGCCTCGGGCGCCTCAGCACGATCCGACCGCACCAGCTCAGCAAGCCCGTTGTGGCACCAGGTGGCGGCGATGTCCCCGGGCAGGTCCACCAGGTCGCCCGGCTTGTGCTCGTAGCTGGTGAACCTGATCGCATCCAGGATCCGCACCCGAGGCATCAGGACCTCGCCACCGGCGCGTTCCGCGGATCGCCCAGGATCACCACCGCGCCGACCGCGCCGCCGGTGGTAGCGCCCGTGGTCACCACCTGAGCGCGCACGTAGCGCTTGGTGCCGATGTACCCGACGTCGGCGGTGCTGTTGGCGTTCGCGGACGTGAACGACGGCTCCGTACCCAGCAGAGCCGACGCCGGGGCATCGGCCCAGGTGCTGTTGTCGTCGGACTCCTGGACATTGACAGCGTGGGTGCCGTCGGTGATCGCGCCCGCCACGGCGACGATCATGACGGCGTTGGCCATGTTGCCGAACTGGGCACGGTCCACGCCGGTGCCGCTGACGGTGCCGTTGGTGCGGTTGGCCACAGCCACGCTGTGGCGAGAAAGGGCGTTGTTGTACAGGTCCTTCACGACGGATCTCCTTAGGACGCCGGCGAGACGAGGATGCGGAGGGCCGAAGCGTCGTCGACCTTGCCGTCCAGCCGGGAGAAGCCGAGGAACCCGACCTGCAGGAAGTCGGCGTACCGCTCGGTGAGCCGGAGCGCCTGGATACCCTGCACCTGGCGCACGACGTAACCGGCCTGGAAGTCGCCGAACGCGACGCTCTTGGAGTTCACGGCGACCGCGGGCATCGAGTTGTCGACGGTGTACTCGTAGCCGTTGATCGTGGGCGGGAAGCCCGGCGCCGGGATCGGCACCCACAGCGGACGGCCCTGGCTGTCCTTGAGTTTGCGGATGTGCTTGAGCGCGCTGTCGTGCAGCACATACCGCGCCCGCGCCCGATAGGCCGGGTCGACGGAGTGCTCCAGGTCCACCAGGTCGTTGTAGGCGTACGCCGTACCCGACGCGATGGTGCCGGTGCCGGTGGCGCCCGTGGCCACGTTCTGCGTGATGCCCTCGGGCTGGTCGATGCCAGTGCCCTGGGTGAACGCCCGGGCAGCGCGGCGGCCGATCCGCTCACCGAGCTTGCGCGGCAGCCACGTGTCCAGATCGAACGCCGAGTCCTGCAGCAGCTGGATCGCCACACGCACGATCTTGCTGTTGACCGTGTGAGCCTGCAGCTTGCGCTGACCGAAGGTGACGTCCTGGCTGCCCAGCTGGGTGTTCTCCGCGAGGAACTCGCCCTCGTTGCCGGTGTCGTCGTTGGTCGGCCACGGCAGATCCGCACCCGTCGAGGTGGTGATGACCGTGCACACGGCGAGCAGACCGCCGTACGCCTTCATCGTCTCGGTGACGATGTTGCGGAACCCCTCGGGCACCAGATAGCCGCCCAGCGTGTCGTTGGCGGCGCCCTGGTCGCGAGCCTCGAACCGCTGCATCAGCAGCTGCTGATCCTCACCCGTCAGGGCGCTCATGCCGCGGCGCAGGTAGGTGTTGAACGCCTCGGCGTACCGCTTGTCCCGCTCAGCCGTCGCGTCCTGATGGTCCTCACCGCCACCGGCGACGACGACCTGGGAGCGGTCCACCTTGTCGAGCTTGGTGAACCGCTCCAGCCGCTCGATGTCGCCCGACACCTCGGTCAGGCGCGCCTCGGCGGCATCCCAGTTGGCCCGCTCCTCGGCGGTCAGGTCGCGGTTCTCGGACTCGGCGGCGGCGCGGATGTCGTTCATCCGCTGCCAGACGGCGTTCTGCTCGTCAATGAGCCGCTTGAGCTGATCGCTCATCCGGATTCCCCTTTCGAGGGCATACCGACAGCCCGCACGTCGGGTGCGGGGTCGTGATCGTGTTGGGTCAGGCGGGGTGCTTCAGCCCGTAGCGGGCGGCAAGGCCCCGCATCGCCAGGTCGACCGTGTCGAGATGCCGCCGAGTGGGGTGCTCCGGCTCGGTGGTCTCGTCAGCGCGAGTGGACTCACCCGGCTCGCGTGTGACGACCTGCAGCAAGTCCCGAAGCTCGGGACGGTAGGCGGCGCGACGCTCGATCGCGCCGACGTCGGCCCGCAACGCGAGAGCCGACGCCACGCTCTTCAGCTCGGCCTCGGTGTCGACGAAGGCCGGGAAGGTGACCGCGGAGACCTCGATGAGCCGCACCTCCTGAACGGTGCGCAGCTCCGCCTGGTAGACTCGAACCTTGCCGTCGTCGCCTTCCTCCTCGACCTCGATCATCGTCCAGGTGTCCTTGACGACGTAGAAGCCGATGGACATGCCCGTGATGTTGCCGTTGCGCAGGTTGGCCTTCAGGTCCCGCACGTACGACAGCTCGTCGTCCAGAGCGCTGTCGACCTCCAGGCCGCGCGCCGACTGGGCGAGCTTCAGCGTGTCAGCCGACACGCGGGAGACCACGTAGTAGGAGTCGTGGTCGATCAGCATCCGCTGATCCCCCTCCTGCAGGGTCTTGGTGAAGCAGCCCGGCATGAACTCCTCGAAGAACCCCCAGGTCTTGGGGTTGCCGATCGGCGCCCGCACGTTGAACGGGCTGGCCAGGCCGACGAACCGCTCGGTCCCGGCGTCATCGGCGCGCAGCTCGGCGCCGGTCGCCGTCAGAGCGAGGCGACGGCGCTCCTCGGTGGTCACGGTCAGCGTCATTCGCCGTCCTCGCCTTCCTCATCATCAACAGGCTCGTCGTCCGGATCGTCGTTGGTGGGGTCGCTGCCGAGCGGCGCCATGTTGAGCGGCTGGAGGTAGGTGTCGCCCTCCGGAATCGGCGGCAGATCCTCAAGATCGCGGATGTCGTTCGCGGAGAACGCGCCCACCTCGCGCATCACCCGGTAGAACTCCGCCCGCGCCCGGCTGTCACCCCGCAGCAGCCCCTCAACCTTGTAACGGGCCTCCACACCCGCGCCCAGCAGCTCCTTGGTGATGCGCTGCTCGGTCGGCGCCAGCCACGTCGGCTGCAAGTCGAACTTGGTCCAGCCGATCGCCTGCTGCTCCAACCCCGTCCCCCACGAGGTGGACTTGGCCGTGAGGCCCATCAGGAAGTGCGGTACACCGAACCAGCGGGCGATCTCCTCCACCTCAAACAGCCGCGACTCCAGGAACTGGGAGTCCTTCGCCGGCAGGGACACCGGCTTGAAGCTGGCGCCCGAGTCGAGCACCGCGACGTCGTGGGCCTTGTCCAGGCCAGACATCTTGGCCTTCCACCGCTGCTTGAGCGCGTCGGCCTGGTCGGGGGTGAGCCGCTGCTCGGTCTGCAGAATGCCCGACATGAGGTTGCCGCTACCGAACAACTTCGCCCCATACTCCTCCGCGGCCAACCCCAGGCCGATCGCCTGAGCCGCAGCCCGCACCGGAGAGACGCCGCACACCCCGTCGTAGCCCATGCCGGGCAGGTGCAGGACCTCGCGCGGCGTCAGGATGTGCTGCGTGCCCCAGTCGTCGGTGACGTCGAACAGCTTCCCGCTCGGATTCGCCTCCGTCGGCCGGAACCGCTCCACCCGCACCCGGTCCGGCGTGATCGGCCACAGCTCCCGAACCCGACCGCCACCATCACGCAGCTTCTGCACATACGCGTTGCCCCACAGACACCGATGCACGAACGTCAGCCGCCACACCTCGAGCGCCGTCAGCTCAGGATGCGGATTCCGCAGCAGCTGCGACGCCACACGCGTATGCGTCCCGTCGCGGTAGACGTGCAGCGGAAGCGCCGAGCTCACGCCAGAGATCAGCGCCGTGCATCGGAAGACCGCCGAGAACGCGAGCGCACCCTTCTCCGTCACCCGCTTCCCGGACGCGGTGCGCGGGCCACCCATCCAGTCCAGCAACGTCGCCGACGTCAGCGGCACCGCCGGATTCTCCGGCGACCGCAGCTCCGCCAGACCGCGCAGGATCGTCACTTCTGCTCAGCCTTCGCCGCCAGCCAGGTACGGAGGAGCCGCTCGACGAAGCCGTGCCCCGCGTTGCCCTCCCGCTTGGCCTTCCGTGCGCTGCGCACGTTGGCCACCAGCAGCAACACCAGCCCGGCCACCAACAGTGCCGCGGGCGGCCACACGAAGTAGGCGAACGCGATCAGCAGCCCGAACCCAGCGGTTTCGATCAGGTTGTCGGCCACACGATCTCCTTCACCACAGGTTCGGCGGTGCGTCTTCCTCGACATGACCCCTGGTTGCGAACCCCCACGCGGCGAGGGTTGCGGCCACGAGCGGCGAGATATCCGCGCTCGCGGCCTTGCTGTCCCACGCCCGCGCATCACCCAGCGGCCGCGTCACCGCGGCGGCCACCGCCGCGTCCAGCGCCGGGTGCGGGAGCACGCGGATGGTCGGCTCGCCCTCCTCGGGCATCACCCCGTCGATCAGCTGGCCGAACGCGTGCCCGACCTCGCGCGCCGTCGGCTTCACGACCTCCAGCCCGAGCTCCTCCAGCGGCGCGATCAGCGAGCCCGCCGGCGAACCGGCGTCCACCACCAGCGCGCACGGATCCCACCGCTCGACGAGGGTCTTGGCCCGCTCCGGCACCCAGCCCGTGCCCGGCCGGTGATCGACCACTTCAACATGCGTCAGCCCGTCAGCACGCCGGCCCGCCGTCGCGATCGCCGCCCACGACCTGTCCGGGCTCACGTGGATGGCGAACGCCACCCGGCCGACGGGCTCGGACTGTTCGTCCGCCACGGCCCGCCACCGCGGCTCCGGGATGACCGCCCACTGGTCCGCCGCATCCGTCGGCCAGTTCCCCACGCCCAGGCGCTCGCGCAGGAAGCCCTTCGCCCCCATCGAGGCGTGCTCCCGGGCCACATGCTCCTGACTGATGCGGATCCCGAGCGCAGGGTTCGCCTTCGCCCAGGACGCCGGATCCGCAGGATCGTCATGCTCGGTGCACCCCTCGCCGCACTCGGGCGTGTGAGGCTCGATCGACCACTCGAAGTACGCCAGCGACGGGTCATCACCCTTGATGCCACGCCGCCGCACCCGTGCGAGCTGCTCGCACGGCGCGATGTCCTTGTCACCCGGGCTCGAGCCGTACCACAGCTGCGGATTCGGCCGCGCCGAAAGCGTCGGCATCAGCGCGTCGACGGCGACCTCGGGCAGGTTGAACGCCTCGTTGAGGATCACGCAGTCGCCACTGAAGCCGCGGCCCGAGCCGGTCGTGCGCGCCACGAACCGCAGCCGCTGGCCCGTCAGCAGCTCCACGCACTCCTCGCCATGCGAGGTGCGGATCCGCCTCACCCGACGGCGCAGCGTGTCCACGTTCTCCAGCCAGAAAAGCACTCGGCGAAAATGCTCAAGCGTCGTTTTAAATTCGTGAGTGGAATGCAAAAGCAATTTCTCGCCGAAAAGAAACAATCCCGCGAGCTCGCGTGCCTCGAAGACCGAGTCCTTGCCGTTTTGCCTGCTGACAACGATGCCGACCTCGAACGCCGCCCACCGGCCGTTGTCGCGTTCCCCGAGGCTGTGGTGCATGATGAACTGCTGCCACGGGTCGAGCACTAGCCCGATCTGTGCGCACAGATCGATCGCTTCCTGGCCAGCCGACGACTGGTACGGCGGGATCGAAACGATCCGCGGGGTCTGCACCCCAAGCGCCAGCGCGCCGTTCACGCGCCCTTCCGGCGGTCCTCGCGCCGCTTCTGCAGCTCATCCACCGGGTCGCCGCTCTCCGCCTCCGGCTTGGCCAGCTTCGCCAACTCGGCGAGCGTCGCCCGCAACTGCGCATGCAGCATGCTCGCCGCGGCCGGCCGGATGTCCGGGACGCTCAGGCGTGCCGCCAGGTCCAGCGCGCTCGCCGCCAGCCCGGTGTCCTCTGCGATCCCCCAGCGCTCCAGGTCCGCACGGACCGCCACCTCGAGCACCTTCCGCGACCGACTACGAGGAGTCACCGAAACCTCCTCACGCAGCGTGACGCCCCATCCATCACTGTGAGTAGCGACCTTGAGGGCGATTACTTTCCGTAGCGGGGAGAGAAATGGGCGACTGGGTTTGGGGTCACCCATGCGTTGATGATCAACTCTGCAACCCCCCTTCCCTGGGCCTATGACCTGGGGTAATGCTCGTGCCCGGCGGTGCGCTTGGGGCGCTGCGCACTGCTTCGATCTGGATCATCACTGTGAGTGACAGTCGTGGTGATGACTCTGCGTTACCAGTGTCGTGATCGTCTCTGGGCTGGTTGCGTAGCGTGACGTGCGGCTGCGTACCAGCGCTCTGCGACGGCGACCATGGAGCGTGTTCTCTGTTCGGTGATGCGCTGCATGACGACGTCTCGACCAGGGTCGACGGTGACGATCTGAGCGTTGTGCTCTTCGTACTTGGCCAGGGCGTCGGCGGGCGGCAGCGTGTGGATGAGGTACACGTCCACGTCGGTGGTGTGCTTGAGCGCTTCCTGGATGGCTGCGGCTCTGGCTCGGTAGGCGATGTCGCGGATGATGCGGGCGTGCCCGTGTGATGGGGCCCGGATGGTGAGGGCGGCGGCGATCGCGTCGTAGTCGATGACGACGTCGCCCGGCTTGGCGCGCTCCCGCACCCAAGTGGTTTTGCCGGCCGCGGGTGGCCCGGTGATGACGTACAGCATTACCAGGCTCGGGATGTGCGAGGCGCAGGGAGTGCGGTCTTGTTGCCCTTGCTGCTGTTGCACTTGCGCCTGCACACGGGGCAGCCCTTGACTCCGTGTGCAGGCCGTAGGTTGGCGGGGTCGAGCGGGGCGCCGCCGAGGGTGAGCGGGATGACGTGGTCGACGGTGTCCGCGCCGCCGTGCCCGCATATCCAGCAGGTCTGGGAGGCGGCGAGGATCTGCGCCCGGATACGCCGCCAGGGCCGGCCGCCGCGTCCCTTGCTGCGTGGCATGGGTCCTCCGTCAGCCGGTCGCGAAGCAGCCGCATTCGTGCGGCCCGCGGTGTCGCCAGGCCCTCACGCAGCGGTGCCGCTTGCCGCCGTGGTCGGTGCAGCCTAAACCCCATTCGGCACAGCACAGGCGCGACGGGTTGTTCTTGCGGTGGGAGATGACGTTCACCTCCCGCCGCTGTCAGGGTCTAGCGGTCGCGGTCGAACACGATGTGCCAGCCGAGCCAGACCAGGCCGGCGAGGAATGCGATGCCGCCGGCGATTCCCCACGGCTTGCCGGGGTCGAGTCCGAGCCAGAGGCGGAGATGCCCTGACAGGGTGGCGTCCATGTCGCCGGAGGCGAGTGCCAGGCCTTCGATAACGCCGAAGCCGCCGAGGGTGACGCCGAGCCAGATGAGCCATGCCTTGGTGAATCGGCTCATGGCAACCTCCTGACATGCGAAAAGCCCGGTTGCATGTACCGGGCTTTCTTTCGCCGTGCCTGGCCTTGCCGTGTCCCGACCAGCCATGCCGTGACTGTGGAGACACGTCTCCTAACGGAGAGTTTCTCACAAACCTGCTTGCGCGATCAACAATCGGGCTATGACAGCGTGCGCTTTGCGTAGTTGCTCGCCGTCGTACACCTTGGCTGGTCGGCCACCGTACGGTCCGGGTGGCCGATTTCCGATGGACGGGATGTCGGCGAGGGTGATGAGTGCGCGGACCTGGGCGACGGTCATCTTGGGGTGGAGTTCGCGTGCGGCGTCCTCGACGGTCCAGAGCTCGGTGCGTACGGCCAGGTCCACGTCTCCATGATGCCTGGTGTGATCGCGGCGGTGCCGGGACAAGACGTCGAAATTCCGTCACGCTTCGCACCGATTTCCCCTACGGTAAGCATGTTGACCAGAGGGGGATACTTTGACGCCATCGGGACAGATTCGAGCGAAATTCCGGCAGGCACACCGCCACACGGCCGCGCTCCAACAGCACATCGCCGATTTCCTTGCACGCGAACCGTTCGAGGTGTTCGACGCCGAAGACCAGGAGACCGGCGACCTGATCTATGTCGTCAAGATCAAGGAGGAGCCACCCGACGACCTCAGTCTCGCCCTCGGTGACGCCGTCCATAACGCCCGCTCGGCTCTCGATCACATCGCCTGGCACCTCGTGCGGGCGAACGGACACACTCCAGACAGGAAAACGTATTTCCCCATCGGCAAGGATCCGCAGCACTACCGTCGTGTGCGATCGAGCTTGCGTGGCGCTTCGGCGCAGGTATTCGACTTGGTCGATAACACGATCAAGCCGTATCGCGGCGGCGACGACAGATTCGCCCTTCTCCATGACCTCGACATCGAGGACAAGCACCACATGATCGTGCCCGTAGGGGCGTCACATCGAAGCTTCAACCTCCACCTATCCGCGAAGCTGCCCCGGAGTGGCAAGGTCGTCGAGGCTCCAGTGGTTCAGATGGCCCCTGCAGACCGCCAGTATCCGCTCTCTGACGGTGCGGTAATTTTCCGCGTTGGCGCAGCAGCGCGGCATCCGAATGATCTCGTCTCCATGAAGTTCTCGTTCACGTTCGACCTATGCTTCAGCCCGGATTCGGCATCCGCCGGCGAGCCGATCATCCCGACTATTCCTGACCTGATCCAGGGGGTCGAGACTGCCGTATCCCCGCTGATCGAGCTACCAAAATGCGGGCCAGTGCTCCGGCCTTCAGGCCGGGGG